AAATGGCATTTTCAACTACTGGTTTTTCAACCATTGGTGCATCGAAGGCTGGTAACTCTCCTTCTGTGTACTCTTACGCAACTGCTGATACCATTGCAGATGTAAACACCGCTGGTTATTTCAACACCATGTCTGACACTTTGTCAGTTGGTGACATGATCATCGTTCGTTCATCTACTGGTGGTACTCAGGTAATGTCTTTGGTTTTCGTTGCTTCTAACGCTTCTGGCGTAGTAGACGTAACCGACGGCTTGACTGTTACTGCAACTGATTCAGACTAATCAGTTAGGTGACTAAGGAGGAGGTTACTTCTGCTCGCAGGGGTAGCCTCCTTTTTCCTTATAGGAGAGAAAAATGGCTGCCGGTGATTCAGCAATAGGTATTTGTTCAGATGCGTTGATTCTGCTTGGCGCAGCGCCTATCTCGTCTTTTACTGAAGGCACAGACGAGGCGAACACTTGTGATCGTCTTTACAGTGACGTAAGAGACTCTACCCTCCAGATGTACCCCTGGAGTTTTTCTTTTAAGAAGGTTCAATTAGCTCGTACTATCAATACTCCTGTTAATGAGTGGAAGTATGAGTATCAACTCCCATCAGACCGTATTGGCCCACCTAGAGCCGCTTTCACTAGCGATCAGGCTGGCGCTCGACCATTTACTGGTTGGGAGATTTATGGCGATAAGCTGCTTACTAACGAGACAGCTATCTATATTGATTATCAGTATTCTGTATCTGAGGCAGCAATGCCTGTTTGGTTCATTCAGTTGCTCAAGTATCAGATGGCTTGGCACTTAGCAGAGCCTATTACCGATCAAGTATCTAAGACTGATTACTGGAAAACAGTCGCATTAGGTTCACCAGGTGAAAACAATCGTGGTGGCTATATGCGTACTGCAATGAGTATTGACGGACAAGGTAATACGCCTCAAGCTATCGAGGATTACAGCTTAATAGCGGTACGCTACTAATGACTAAATACGTTGATATTCAGACTAACTTTACCAGTGGCGAGATTGATCCGTTACTGCGTTCTCGTGTGGATATTAAGCAGTACCAGAATGGTGCTAGCAAACTAACTAATGTATTGGTACAGCCTCAGGGTGGTGTTAAGCGTCGCCCAGGTCTAAAGCATATCTATGAGCTAGATGCAGCTTACAATCCTGATGATGGTATTCGTTTAGTACCATTCGAGTTCAGCACATCAGACAGCTATATGCTGATGTTTACTGCTGGCAAGATGCACGTTATCCGTGATGGAGCTGTTATTGCTGACATCAATGGCTCAGGTAATGACTACGCAACCATTAGCGGGTTGACTTCAGCCATGCTAGATACCATGTGCTGGACTCAGTCTGCTGACACACTGATCGTAGTTCATCCTGACATTCAGCCACTCAAGATTGTTCGTGGTGCTACCAATGCTGATTGGACTGTTAGCTCGATTACTTTCGACAGCATTCCTCAGTACGCATTCACTATATCTACTAGCAACCCATCAGGCACCATTACTCCTGACGAGATCAGTGGCACTGTAACCATTACAGCATCAGCTAGCGTATTTAGCTCTAGCCATGTCAATCAGTACATTAACGCATCACCTCAGGGTCGTATGCGTATTACTGAGTATGTTTCTGGTACTTCTGTTAAAGGTGTTACTGAGGTTCCATTCTTTGACACCAATGCTATTGCTAATGGCAACTGGGAGCTAGAAACAGGTTACGAAGACGTTTGGTCTAGCTCTAAAGGTTGGCCTCGTACCTGTACTTTCCACGAAGGTCGTTTGTACTTTGGTGGCAGTAAGAGCCGTCCTACAACTATCTGGGGTAGTAAGGTCGGATTCTTCTTTGACTTCCAACCTGTAGAGGCTTATGACGATGACGCTGTGGAAGCGACGCTCGACACGAACACGCTCAATACTATCATCGACATCATCTCAGGCCGCGACCTACAAATTTTCACGAGTGGTGGTGAGTTCTTCGTACCACAAGATACGCAATCTCCTATTACTCCTCTTACTTTCTTTGTTCGTACTGGTACTCGTAATGGCGTAAGAGAAGGTATCCGAGTTGTTCAGCTTGACTCAGGCACAATCTATATTCGTCGCCAAGGTAAAGCGTTGTCAGAATTCCTTTACAGTGATACCACTCTGGCTTATGTAAGTAACTCAATATCACTATTATCGTCACATTTGTTGAAAGGCCCTAAAGAGATGGCTATCCGTAAGGCTACGTCTACGGATGAGACTGACTTGTTGCTTATCGTTAATGAAGACGATGGATCAATAGTGGCTTACAGCTTGTTCACTCAGCAGCAGGTAGTTGCCCCATCTGAGCTAATTACTGATGGTCAGTTTATCGAGGTTGCTGTTGACGTAACTGATATTTACGTTATCACTAAGAGAACATTTGATGGCACTGATAAATTCTTTGTTGAGAAATTTGACTCTACTGTTTTCACTGATTGCGCTTTCACTGGTGGCGCTGCTTCTGGTGCCACTTCACTTCCTCACGAAGACGCATCGTTAAACGTAATTGCTGACGGTAACGTGCTAGGTGATGAGACAGTTAGCTCTGGCGCTGTTACATTTGACCGAGCATCTACTTCTAGCTATGAAGTTGGTTTGCCATTCAATGTTGAAGTAACCACTATGCCAGTAGAAAAAGACATTGGCACAGGTACTCGACTAGGCTTTAAGAAGCGTATTGTTGAGGTAAATGCAGTTGTTGATTCAACCCAGCATTTGTCTGTTAATGGCGTATTGCTGCCAATTAGAGCGCTTGATACAGCAGGAACGCTAGATTCTCCAACGTCTGAATTTACGGGGATCAAGACCCTGTATGGCAAGCGTGGCTACAGTCGTGAAGCTAAAGTATCAGTTACACAAGAATATCCACTCAAGCTCACATTATTGGGTCTTGAGTACAAGGTCGCTACGAGCGGAGGTTCATAATGGAATTAGCAGCGTTAAAAGCGTATGCAGGCGTAGCTGCCTTAGCTGCTGGAGGCTTATCAGCAGTAAGCTCCATTAAGCAAGGTCAATTCCAACAGGCTATGTACAACCTTCAGTCTAAGCAGGCTGAGCTTCAAGGTCGTCAGAATGCACTGAACTATAGTAATCAGGCGCTTGATGTTTTGCAGAATCAGCGACGCATGGCAAGCACATTAGTGGCTCGTTCTGCTGCTGCTGGTATTGACCCATTCTCAGGCTCTCCAATGTCGGTAGACCAGTGGAATGCGTTTCAGGCTGGTGAAGAATACAACCTTGGTCTTGAGAATGCTGACATGGCGATTGCTGGTGGCTTGGCTCAGAGTCAATCACTACAAGCTGCTGGTAAGCAAGCAATGCAGTCAGCTTATCTGAATGCGGCTATTTCAGTCGCATCTTCTTTTGCTACCTATGGCGAGTTAAGCACCCCAGGAAAAAATGCGCTTACCAATGCTAAAGGTCAAGTGATGGTGATGAAATAATGGCACTACCTGTATATAGAAAACGCGGGATTATGTATGCAGATTTGCCGCGTGTAGAAACTGCTAGCTTGAAAGAGGGAGCTAAGACGTTTGAAACAATCAATCGTCGTTTAGACCAGCTTCAAACTTTCATAAAGAAAGAAGGTACTGAGTACGCTAAAGAGCAGGCTATGGCTTATGCAGCTCAGAACCCTGTTACCCAAGAGCAAATTAATGAAGCGGTATCCTCTGATGGCGAAGGTAAATCTTGGTTGTCAGCTCTCACTGGTGGCAATGTCTACGATGAAACCTTAAAGGCTGCTCAAGGCTCAATGCTAGCCAACCAGCTATCTATTGAAGCACAAAAGAAGTTCCGAGAGCTTCAGGTAATGGCTGAGAATAATCAGCTTAGCTTTGATGACGCTCAGATTGAGATTCAAGACATTATTGACGGCTATGCCACAACCATTGGCGCATTTAGCCCAGAAGCCTCTATCAAAGCTCGTGCTTCTATGGCTACTGCTGGTAACGGTGTACTCAAGTCTGTAGCCGAGAAACAATCTAAAATCTTCGCAGCAGCACAAGCAGCTAAGCTTGATGAGGACATTTTCTCAGTTAAGCGTTTTGCTGAAGATGAGTTCTATCGTGGTGATTCATGGAATCCTACAACTCAAACCTACATTCGTGCAGAAGATCGCATTCAAGCTATATTTGAGCCAATCGAGTCACAAGCAATGGCTATGGGCCAAGAAGATCGACTCCCTAAGCTACTAGAAGCTAAACGTGAATCTCGTATTAACGGTGTTACTAAAGGCTTGCTAGACGATCGTTTTGCTGCCAATCATACTCAGGCATATCAAAAGATTATTAATGGCGACCTAGGTGAATATGAAAGCTCTTGGGCGGTAAT